CTATAGTAGGACAGGCAACGGAAGGCCCATCTCTAGAGGGTAGTCGTCGTAGAGCTAAAGGTCTTATGGCTAAAGCAACAGAAGAGACTTATACTGTTGATCAAGTGCAAGCAGAGATTGATAAGTATACGCCTGAGCTTATGTCTTTCTACAAAGATGAGATTCGTAGTAACAGGTCATCGTTTCTGCCTAAAAAGGAAGAGTATGAAGTAGCTGAGCTAGACTACTCTGACTTAGAGGATGACTACGGTGAAGACGCAAGAGCTACACGTCCTGAGCAAGACTACGTTAAGCCTCGTTTAAGAGGGGATGCGGGTAGTTTGAGCTTCGAGGACTTAGCGCTTAAGGTACAGAGAGACTCAGGTGACGGACAGTTTAAAGATAAAGTTAGAGCTTTAGCAGATAAGTATAACATAACGACACAAGAGATTTATGCTGTAATTAATGGTGAGAATAAAGACTGGTCCTGGAATACCACAAATGATTTAGGGTACAAGGGTCTGTTCCAGATTGGGGAGACTCCAGCTGCAGAAGCAGGTATAGACTACGATAAAATCACTTCTATGACACCGAGTCAGCAGGTAGACGCTTATGATAAGTACTTGTCAAGGTGGTCATATGATGGTAGTGTTCCTTTAGCAGTAATGCAGGCAGCTCCAGGAAAAGCTAAAAGACTAAAGGGTAAGCCTGCTAATACAGTTGTTTATGCTGTAGGATCGGCTGCCTGGAAAGAGAATCCTGCGTGGCGTAGCTCTAAGAACGGCCCTGTCACATTAGGCAGCTTAAAGAATTATTATCGTTAAAATGTTAAGGTATAGCAATGAAAGATAAACTATTTACAGCACCTATCCCAGGTCAGTCTCTTACAGACACGCCTAAGAACTATCCGTGGGAACGTCCTGCAGAACTTAGCTCACCTCGTGAAGCTATACAGTATCACCTAGAAGGTATCAACAGCCCTGACGCTTTAGATAATATCTTACAGCTCATTCAGATTGGTGTGCCTGTTAAGCCTTTAGCTGAGACTATCTTGACGCAAGCTCAGATGGAAGGCATGCATACTGTTGATGTAAGTCTTGTAATTAAAGACGTTCTCACAGAAGAGCTTGTAAGTATTGCAGAGGAAGCTGGACTAGACTACAAGATGGGTGACGAGCCTTCTGAGCTAGACCGTAAAGAGACTGAAGACGAAGCTATTGCAGCGATGGTACGTAAGCAGATTGACGCTATGGCTGGAACAGACGAGGACGATGCAGGTGTTGATCTGATGCGTCAAACTGCAGATGCACTAGAAGGTGGTGCACCAGAGATGCAAGAAGAGCCAGTACAAGAAGAAGAACAAATGATGCCAGAACCACAGGAACAACCTGTAGCTCGTGGCTTGATGGCGAGAGGGTAATACTATGGCAGCAGGATTTATGGCAGGGTTTGGCACTAACTTCGCTAAACTTATGGAAGAAGATAGGCAGTACTTCCGTGACAGAGCTGCTAAGCGTCAAGACTATATTCAGACATACGGTACACGTGCTGTAGCTGAGCGTGAGGATAAAGCTAACTCTGTTATGGCTGTAGTTAATAACCTACAGACTCGTGGGTTTAAACCTAGTACTGTACGCTATGTCCTAGATAACAATGGTATCACTGGATTGATGGAGCTACAGGACACAGCATCAAAGCGTACTGATATTACTAATGATGAGATTGACAGTATTGTAACTAAAGCTGCAGACTATGTATCTAAGAACCCTGATGAAGATATGAACTCTGTAATCAAACGTGCCTTTGGTTTATACAAGTCTGAAGCTAACCCTGTTAAACGTGAACGTAATGCTTTCTCTGCTATCCTTGGCTTCGACAATGCTATGCTTGAGGACGAAGTACTTGATGATATGTACATCAATGGCTACACAGGCCGTGACATCTATCGTATTATGGGAAGCGCTGGGCCTAGAGCTGGTGCCGCACTACAGTTAGACCTACCGACTGAGCCTCTTAGCCCTACTGCACAGAAGTTGTATGCTGATGTTATGCTTGATCAGATGGAGTCGGGTATTGACGCACGTATTGTAAAGCTTAAGACTGAATATAATAAAGAAGGCTCAGATAAGATGTCTCTTCAAAATCAGATTGATGCATTAGAGACATTAAAAGGAAGAGGCTATGATGGTATTGCCACTTATGCTAAGTTAGACCCTAGTATCTTTGAGTATGCTAGAGCGTTAAACGAAGACACCCCAGGTAGTATTGTGAATAATGGGTTCTTGTACGGGTTTGAGAGTGCTTTCAATGATTACTTTGAAGAGAAAAAACCTGAAGTTAAAACTAAAACTGCTCAAGGATTAACTGATGACGATCTAGGCTTACCTAGTGCACCTGTTGGTGACGGTCTATCCACTAAGCCTGAGCCTAAAGTAATGACATTTAAGACTGCAGAAGAGTTTAACAAAGCAGTTGAGGCTGGAGAAGTTGCATCAGGTCAGCAAGTACAGATTGCAAGTGGCAGTGTTAGCACCTTCACTCCTCCAAAAGAAGAACCTAAAATGACAGACTTAGGTGATATGACTGGTGCTCCAGGCTTCCGTGATGAACTAGTCTCATCTACTACCTCATCTCTAGAAGCAGGTAAGGCCACACGTGCATATATTGCTGACGCAATACCAGAAGCAGGAAGTGTAGTGAGTGTAGTATCTAAAGCTACAGCTGCAGGTATTGATGCACTTATGAGTACCTCTGACTTTATGGCTGGTCTGACTGGGCTAGATGAGTTTGAAGGTTTGGGGTCAGGAAAAACACTACCTGAGAAAGCAGAGTCAGGACGTAAGCTGGCACAGTCTATGAGAGAGAATGCTGAAAAAGTATTTACTATGGGCTTCTCTGAATATATGCGCTCTTTAACAGGGGAGGATGTGCCTGAGGCTGTAGTTGCTGAAGTTAAAGAGAATCTAGACACAGATAAAGTTGTAGAACAAGTGTTAGGCTTTAATGTTGGACCTGTACTTAATTTAATTCCAGATATGCCAGGGTATCCAACAAAAGAGGAAGTTCAAGAACGCTTATTCAAAGCTCCTGTTATGGATGAGACTGAAGCTGAAATGGAAGAACGTATTCGTGACGATGCGAGACAGTTCTTGCAAGATGAAAAGAGTTTCCCACAGCCTCTGCCTCCTGTTGTTATAGAGAAGGTAGTTGATAAGGCAGTAGAGGAAGCCAAGGTTGATCGTATCATAGTTAGTAACTTAGATATGAAAGGCGAGGCACCTTCACGTGAAGATTTTGAACGTATTAAAACTAGCTTAGAACAAGAGCAGCTAATCGACACATCTACAGACGAGCTATATCGTGGCCCTATCTCAGGTAAAACCTTAGTAGAAAAACTAGATGACATCTGGAACTTCTATACCTCAGACGGAGAAACAGAGTACAACCCACGTGCAGTAGGCACAGTAGGCTCTCGTGATTTAGGACTGCGTGACACTACTGATGATGTACGTCCTCCTCGTGGAGAGGCTCCTGATCGTGCTGCAAGCCTAGCTCGTGGTCCTTCTCCAGAAGAAGATGATCTTCCTGCAGAAATGCCTCGTAACATGGCTGTAGAAAACTTTACTACGAGAGGTATTAATGCTACACCTCGTGGCTTGATGACACCTAACAGAGAAAGTACACCTAAATTGGGACAAGCAGAGTTTGGCGATCTTATTCAACGTGTACATGGATCTTCTAAAGCAGCAGAAGCGTTCAACAAAAAGGTATCCTCAGGTAAACTGACAGCTGCAGATGTGACACGCTTACTAAAAGCTACAAGAAAACTACCTGAGACCGCATCTAGACAACGCTTAATTATGTCTCTATTTAATCTACGTGATGGACTGAATAAACGATAAGGCCTGACTATGGTTGATTATACTCAATACCTCACCCCTCTTCAAGATCAAGAAGAGGACACAGGTGCTACACCTGATTATACTCAGTATCTCACTCCCGTAGATTCGGACGGTCCGAAGGTAGCTGAACAGATGGAAGAATCTATACCCTCTGAAGGCCCAGCGCCTGAGGGTGTACGTGATCTTACTCGTGATGATGTCTTTGCTAAGCTCAGTCCTTACATGAAGTATAAGTTTGGTATGACTGAAGATAAGTTTGATCGTCAAGAGATTGTCGATTCATACATTAATCATATGCGTAAGTTTAACTTTGGTCAGTCTGTAGTTACTCTTGGTGAACTCTCTTGGCTTAACGGTGCAAGTGAGCAAGAGAAAGCAGCAGCTGCAGCAGCGTACAATACATTTGACTCTATGAAGGGTGCCTTTGCTGAGGGTACATCTGCATTAGAGAAAGCTGATGCTGTATACGACTACGGTAGAGCTTTGATTGTTGACCCTGTTAACGTAGTTTCTCTAGGCGTAGGTAAGCTACTTACAGGTGGAGGTTCTAAGCTAGCAGCTCAGGCCGCTAAAGAGGGTGTTAAGCAAGCTGTTGCTAAGGTTGTTAAGGAGCAAGGACTAACGACTGCAGCCAAGCAAACTATGAAGCAAGTAGAGCGTAGAGAGATTGGCAAAGTACTAACCTCTGAAGCGTTTAAGAAAGCATCAAAAGGACGTGCCAGAAAAGAAGCATTATATACAGGCCTTACTGATACTGTGGCTGGCGTATCTATTGATGCAGTGTATCAGCAGGCTCGTCAGGTTGCAGGAGTACAGACTGAGTACGACTTACTACAAGGTGGTGTAGCTGCAGCTGGTGGTGTATTTGGTACAGGCCTGTCTATGGGCTTGTCTATGCTAGGACGTTCCGCTGATGCAGACTCAAGTATGCTGTCTTGGTATTACTTTGATAGAGCTAACACAGACCTAGCACGTGCAAGAGAGATTGCAGGTGAGGCATCTCAGACTATTAAAGACCTAGACTTACGTGGCTTCCAAGACGGGCTAGACTCTTTCCAGAAAAACATTGAAGGTTTTGCAGAGAAAGTAGAACGTGGCGGTATACTGCGTATGCTTGCTGGTGATAAAATTATGTCTAAAGAAGTAGCTCTACGTAGGGCATTCTATTTAGGAGATGAAGCTACAGGGGTTAAAGGCCTAGTTGATATACTAGCGGAGAACGGTGTGCGTAACTGGACACGCCGTACTGATGATGACAACTTCACTAACTGGCTAATGGATCTAGTCAAAGAGATGCCTAAGCCTATTCAAACTAAGATTGATGATGCATTCAAAGCTACGCTAGGTAAGAATGTCGAAGAGTATAAAGGTAAGACTTTCTTACAGGCACTAGATATGGACGCTACAGAGTTTAGCCGTGCAGGTCAACAACTTAACATTATGGCGCAGGCTTCTAAGACGCTACGATACCTACCCCCGTCTGAACCTGCAGAGATGCTAAACAAACTAGTTGAAGCTGAACTACCTCCTATGAGTGAGCGTGTACGTAAGTCTTTCAGTGAAGGTACAAACTACCTACAGCGAAACCTTATTCGTATGCTTGTTACACATCCTGGCACTACTGCACTCAACTTGATTGGTTGGCAATCAGCTAGCACCCTGCAAAGCACTTCTGATATTATTCGTGGCACTTTGTATGGGGGTAACTCTATACTGCAGACACTGATGTTTAACAAAGAAGGTGCTGCTAAGTATGCACGTAGAGCACGGCTTCTATACGGCTTGCAGAACCAGAAGATGCGTAACCTTCTAGATCCTCACATGACGTATGAAGCCTTTATGGACTTTGCTGCATTCAATCCTGAAGCTCAGCAAAAGATGTTCCGCTACTTGTCAGGCGGTGTTGAGCTTGATGAGGTAGCACAAGAGATAGGCTTTAGTGACTTTGGTAAGCTAGTCAAGGAGTCAGGCATTAAAGGTGCAGATGATCTAGTGCAGAACCAGAATGCTTTTGATAAAGTTATGGACGGTTTACAGACTGTCTATGGAGTTAAAGCACAAGACCTATTAACTAAGACACAAGAGTTTATGTATGCTATAGATAAACGTATTCGTGCTGAGTATGGTGTGACTTACTCTGAGTTTATTCGTGACCCTAAGCTTTGGCAAAACATGACTGGTGAGCGCTATGCTAAACTGGTTAGTGAATCTACAGACGATGCATTGCGTAACGTATTCGCTAAACCTTTTGGAGGGACTAAGGGTACGCTACAGTTTGCTGCTAAGGTTATCGAAGATATGCGTAAGCTACCTGTGCTTGGCGCTATGGTTCCCTTCGGTCAGTTCTTCAACAACACGCTAGGCCATATGTTTGATCACACAGGTATTAGCTTAGTGCACAAGTATGTAGCGGGTACTTCTCGTGACCCAATGGAGCTACTAACTAAGTCTGCTGCAGGTCTGACTTTCATTGGAGCTATGTATAGCTTCGAGAAGGACAACTTAGAAGAGGGACTGGGAATGTTCCAGGAGCGTAGCTCAGATGGTACTGTACGTAATCGTACTTATGACTTCCCTTACAGCTTCTACAAAGCTATTGGTCGTCTAGCTGCATATGCTGTACGTGACGGTGAGATACCTCGTGCAGCACTAGAAGAAGTTGGTGCAGTGTTTGGGCCTCAGCAGTTGACACGTCAGCTAGGCGATAGCGTTAAGGCTTCTTATGATCTGTTGTATGACTTAGCTACAGCTGAAGACCTTGAGACTAAGAAAGCTCTAGCAGATGTTATACAAAAGTCAGCTGCTATGTATGTCTCAGGGTACACACGTCCTATTGATCCCGTTAACACAGTTGTGTCTCTTATGAAAGGTGAAGACTACGTATCGCCTGACCGTAAGCAAGGACACGAGTGGCTCAATAACTCATTGCGTTACACTGACGAGATCTTAGATGCAATGGATATTTACACTAAGCCTGAGGGTAAAGAAAGACCTCTAGCAACTGGCAAGGATCGTGTACCTATTGGACGTATCTTTGGTTTCAGGGAAGAGTTAGCACAGACTCCTGCTCAACAAATGTTTAACGAAGCGGGTCTAGCACAGTGGCGTACAGGCATTCGTGTGTCTATACCTGAGACAGCTAATGAAGTCAGTCGCTTGATTACCCCATTGATTAACATGAAAGCTGCAGACTTGCTTGAGACTAGCGCATGGAGTCAAGGCACTGGAGCTAAGCGTAGGGAGTACATCAGTAACCTTATCAGTCAAGCTAAAGCAGACATACGTGATATATTAGAGTCATCCTTAAACCCTGACGATACCAAGTCATCACTGCTACTTAAGCTGGGAGAAGGAAACTTCATCTCACGCAAAGAGCTAGACAAGATGCTAAGAGACTTAGGCTTAGGAGATAATCCTGTTGACTTAGACCTACAACAGTTACAGCTACTGGTAGGTATCATTGAGACAGAGAAAGACATAGAGAAAGACACTAAGAAAATACTAGGACTGAAATAAAAAGAGGGGGCCGCTAAGCCCCCTTTTAGTTTACTTGATGCCATGCTTCTCGACGGACCACCTACACCAAAGCACGGCTTCCTGGAGAGCTTTTAAAGCGTGTTCCCTTTCGTCTGATTGGTGTACATTATCTTCGATGTACTGAGCTAGATCATCCGCACCGTCTGCTAGTCCACCTAAGAATTGTATACGTTTAGACTCCACGAAACGCTTAGCCTCTTCTTCTATATGCCAACCCATTATCAAATCCCATCAACAATAAAGAGTAGGCATAGGCTACCATAGTTATAAATGGATGTCAACATTATTTATGTGTCTCCACCCAGCGTTGACGTAGCCTAGTTAGATACCAGATAGCTTTATCAATATCCTCTAGACCGTTCTTGTACTCACACCGCCACATGTACTTTAGTACGTTAGCTGCGTGTGGTGCTATAGCGCCTGACATATTCTCTGTCATAGCTTCTATTGCTTCTATGCACTCTATGCCTGCTTGATTGTAGTGCACAGGTTTATTTACTGGATCGCTCACGTAAGTACTCCGCTTGTTTGATTAACTTCTCTGGATCGTCACCTGACTTTCCCATACTATGGTTACACCCTTCACACACCCATCCCCTAAAGGCACCTGTCTTGTGGCTGTGATCTAAGCACATCTTCTCTGCTACATCACCACAGCATTCACACACATTGTCTCTAGGCTTTGGGTGTATTTTTTTGAGGGTACTAACTGTACGAGAGTGCTGCTTCTGGCAGTCAGCACAACGATAACCTTTCGTAGCTTCACCATTCTTGCGATAGTAAATTGCATTGAAGTCATCTAAAGATTTCTCTTCTCCGCACTTCTTACAAACCCTACGCTCTGGATCTTCGTTAATAACTACAGGTTCTTTGAATAGATCAAGTTGCATCTTGTCTCCATTTAAGTTCATGTAACAGCTTACGCTGCTCATACTCTGACATAATACACCAATCCCTTATTTCGTCAAGAGTTCTTTTGCACCCCACGCAAAAGCCTTCATCGTCTATGCGACAGACCTTTACGCAGGGTGACGGTACGCTACCTAAGTTACGCTTACGGTTCCTACTCACACTTACGTAAGCCTGTAGCAGGGTCGAAGTAGCAAGCTCCACCTTCATCAACGAAGTCTTGTGTCTCTTCTACTGGTTTCTCTTCAACTACATCCTCTGACGAAGACGCATTCAAGATACCGTAACGCTTACCTGCTGCACGGAATGTAGTACAACCAGAAGCTCCTCCATCAAAGGCATCCATGTATACCTTCTTGAAGTCTTCCCAAGATACATCAGCACCAACGTTACACGTCTTAGAGCAAGCAGAGTCAACAAAGCGTGACGCTACGTTTAGTACCTTGACGTGATCAAACACAGATAGCTCATCTGCAGTCTTACCCTTCACATCGAAGACACGATAGCCATAGTCTTCTACTCGCTCAACCTTTGGTCCGTCGAAGGTTTGGATAGTTCTGTCGTAGAAATGTGAGAAGACAGGCTCGATTCCAGAGGATACGTTGTCGGCTGACAGGCTGATAGTTCCTGTTGGTGCAACCGAAAGAAGATGACTGTTACGAATACCGTACTTGCTAATGAGATCCCTGATATTAAAAGGAAGAGACTTAGCAAAGTCAGATTCAAGATAAGCTTGAGTAAAGAGAGGAAACGGACCTTTCTCAATAGCAAGCTCAACTGAAGTAGTATAAGCGACATCTCGAATTACTCCCATAATTTCTTCAAGAGTACGCAAGAACTTATCACTACCATACTCAAAGCCCAGCGCTTCGATAGCGTTAGCTACGCCCGTGACACCTAGACCCATACGGCGTTTGCTCTTAGCCTCTAGCTCTTGCTCTTTCAGAGGATAAGTAGCACGATCTACAACGTTATCCATTGCACGTACAACATGAGGAATGTCGTTACGTAGTTGGTTCATGTTGAAGACATACTTACCGTCATGCTCAACGATGTACTTAGTTAGGTTAAACGATCCCAGTAGACACGCACCGTTAGGCGGTAAAGGCTGCTCACCACAAGGGTTAGTTGCAGCAATCTTCTCAGCATACCATAGGTTATTCTTCTTGTTGATACGATCAATGAATAGAATCCCTGGCTCTGCCCAGTCCCATGTACTACGTAGGATGTCGTCCCACAAAGCACGAGCTGATACTGTCTTGTACACACGTCCTTCGAACTGCAGATCAAAGTCTTTGTCTTCCTTAACTGCATGCATAAACTCATCAGTCACACCCACTGAGATGTTGAACTGTGTGAGTGTATCGCTGTTGTTCTTTGCACGAATAAACTCTTCAATGTCGGGATGATCAACACGTAGTACCCCCATCTGTGCGCCACGGCGGTGACCTGCTGATGCAATAGTCTTACACACAGCATCAAAGATACCCATAAAAGATACTGGCCCTGACGACTTAGACTCTAGAGATTTAATAAGAGTACCTCGTGGGCGTAGTGTTGAGAAGTCATACCCAATGCCCCCGCCAAGACGCATAGTCTCAGCAGCACGACGAGCAGCCTCCATAATGCCATCCATGCTATCTTCAATAGTCATAGACACAAAGCAGTTATAAGGCGTTACTCGACGAGGAGCACCCATTGCTGACTGTACACGCCCAGCTGGTAGGAAGCGCTGCTCATACAAGATAGTGCGGAAGTTATTGAAGTGTCCCTCATCATCCTTAAGCGCCTCAGCTACACGAGTCATTGCTTCTTTGAATGTCTCTCCTGTGCTACGGTACTTCATAGCATGAATTTCTTCACTGATAGATAGTGTTGGTCCGTAAGTTGTCATTTCTACTCCTCGTTTTCTTTTGTCGGTAGTTGTTTCACTTCATCTTCTGCAGGTGTCTCAGCAATCTGCACAATCATACCGCCTAGCTGACTACAACGTGCATCAAGTACACGCATCAAGTAATCCATACGCTGCATTTCTGAACGTGCTGCGGTAATCTCATTATACGCAGACATTTGTTCTTCGTTGAAGTCGTCTGTGTAGTAGTCTTTTTCATTAACAGTTAGTTTAGGCATTATCGTTTATCTCCTGAGCCTTTTAGTGTTCCACGTGCTTTACGTCCATAAAGCTTCTCTAAGTTTTGCATAGCTAAGTCATGCAAGTCAATGTTCAAATCTCGTGACAGAGCAGCTAAGTACCACAGTACGTCACCAATCTCTGCAGCGATACCTTGTTTGTCGAAGTTACCATCACGTAACATCTTCTTTACTTTGTTTGACACCTCGCCTGCTTCACCTGCCAAGCCAAGTGCAGGATACAAAATAGAATGCTCTGCTTTGTAAATGGCTGTACGGGATGCCGCTTTCTGGTAGTCGCTGAGTCCCATTTGTTTGGTCTTGTACACTTCATTATAGTATTCCCATGCTTCTAAGTCACCGTCACTTAAGGTACTCATAGTCGCTCCTTAACAATTAATTTGTCTACTTCTACATCGTCTACATCATAGAAAATGTCCTTGATCAAGTCAAACACATCGTCAACATGAGCCTCAGGCACAGATGATAATATGTTATTGTCTTCATCTACTTCAAGAACAAAAGTTATACTAAACCGTTTGTTCATTCTCTCTCTTCCTTCAGTTCTACTCTAGTCAATCTTAATGGTTCGCCCTCTTCCTTTAGCCACGCCTCAGGTATAACTCTGTGTGCATATAAGAAGTTATTCTTTTCGCACCACCTAGCATACGTACTCTTTGCACCCTTATATAGTTTAGCGTTAGCGTTACTAAAGATAAACCTAATGTCTAACTCAGGGTGCTGTTCTTTTATGGCTATGTGTTTACGCCTGTCCTCGTTGTCAAAGATACCTTTAGTTTCAATAATGATACCGTTGTCTAATACAAAGTCAGGCGTGTAAGTTCTGTATCTGAGATCCTTCCATTCTATTTTAAGATCCTCATATCTGACTCTCTTTTGGTTAGTCTTCAGGAACTCAGCTACAGTCTTCTCTAAGCCACTGCGATACTTACGGGAGTTATGTCTCCTTTGCGCCAACCTCATCTCCTATAAACACGTAGTCAACCATAGGCTTCTCTGCTGCTTTAGACACACGTGATGGCAAGGTCTGTAGGTTAGGCCAGCACTTATGTTTGTATGCACAGAAACCACAAGTAGCATTAAGCTTTAGGTTACCACTTGGCTTCTTGAAGTAAGTCTCAGGCACAGCCTCGAAGCAGCGCTCGAATGGTTCGTCGTTGTGTATGTACTGGACTGTCTCTTCGATCTTTTGTAGTTGCGAATTGACATCAACACCAGAAGCGTCAACATATTTAAACTCCCCATTAGCTTTGTTGATTACCCACCAACCACCAACTTCTTTGTCGGCTGCAGTAGCGTAACCTACTAGCTGACTTACATAACCAAACGTGTCACCCTTGGCTAGTGTTTCAAAGTCCTTGAACTTATTCTGGTAAGACCAAGGTGACGCAGACTTAACGTCATCTACCTTACCATCAAGAACCATGTCATACTCACCACTGATCTCTGTACCATCAGACAAAGTGAGTACAACCTTTTCGTTATCCGTAAACTCTACATCAGCAGCACGAAGTAACCCTTTGAATACCGCTTCCACTATGTCACCTAGCATCATGTTAACTAGGAAGTGTGGTGGAAACGGTGTCTTATCTTCTGGGTCATTCTTCTCGAACCAGAGCTGACAAGTAGGACGCCCTAAGTTGGACATCCTTAGCTTGAACTCATCACGAGAGCCACTGCTGAACTGCTTACGCACAGCATCCGCTACGTCTTTACCTACCTGCTCAATAATAGTTTCATCAACTACTGTCTCACCTGCAAGTGCTTTCTGTAGGAATGTGTGTAAGGATAGCTCAGCTACGTGATCCATTAGTCTGCAACCTCGACATCTACGATGTCATTGATTACAGCCTCAGCTTTGCTGTCGATGCTTACACCACTACGCTCTACGTGTAGGTCATTGATATAGTTATTCATACCAGCGATCCAATCCATAAAGCCATCAAGTACATCCTTGTCAGACTCAGCTAGGTCAACCTTGTCACCAACAGATAACTCTACTGTGGCATACTCACTACCGTTAGGCATTGAGTGTAGCTCTGAGTCCAGTTCCAGATAGTACTGAATAGGCAAAGCATTCTTACGAGAGATTGTCTTTAGTGTATCATCAATAGACTTGATAGACCCACGGCTCTTGACATCCATCACGAACGGAATCTCTTGAGTAGTTAGACTATCATCATTGATAGGGTTACCCTGATCATCCATAGCGCCTTCCATAATGACTGTACCAAAAACAACCTTGGTACGCTTAGTGCTACGCATTAGGTCTTGTACTTCTTTAGGCAAAGACTTGAAGTCCTCTACATAACCTGATGGTCGGCCTGCGTTGAAGCCTCCTGTGTTATCTTTTAGATCTCCATTGAGGTTGTTAACCAGGACGGTCTTGACCATCTCGTTAGCTTGTGAATCCCATCGTGTCCACTGCATGCGCTGGGCGAAGATGCGGATCTTAGGGTTAGTAGCATACGCTACCTTGTCATCAGACTGCACTAGCTTGAACGATCCTGCAGGAACTGTGTCTGCCTTGATCACCTTGCCATTCACTTCGATGTCACCCTTAAGTGAGTTATGGATCTGGCTGAACCGTGCAAGCATTGAACGCTTACCGCTTGAGTTCTCCGCTAGACCCATCATCTCTGCGATAGACTTGCCATCAGATGCTAGTGCGATTGCTGTATTACTCATTGTGTATCCTTTCACATTTACACAGTTTCAAAGAGTCGTAGTTATAACACTAAACGTCTTTAGTGTCAAGCCAAGATATGGCTTCTTTTAATAATTGAGGATCGTCCTTAAACAGACCTAAAGCTCTATTACAATCATTGCAAAGTAGCCCTCTTATTCTTCCAGTGGTATGACAATGATCGACAGAAAAAGACCACTCTTTTCTAGGTCCAGTATGACCTGAGTAATTTTCTTCTGTACCACATATACCACATTTACAGTCTTGTTTTCTAAACATCTCTTCATAATCATCTAACGTAATGCCGTATCTAATTAATAGATTACGATTACGCTGAGACTGTTGTTGTTTTTCTGGGTTTTCCTTCCTCCACTTTTCACGGCGCTTATTGTCACAGGTTTTACAGTGAGATGCATACCCATCTAAAGAAGCTCGCCTTTTGTAAAAACCCGATAATTCTTTGTGCACTCCGCAAGTACTACATTTTTTCATAGTAATTCCTTTCTGTTTTTAGTAGGAGTTCAGATAGTTATATCCAACTATGTAATACTTAACATATGACAGAATGTCACACATCAACAGTCTGCAACCAATTCGGACCAATCTTTGCTTCTAATAATAGAGGCACATTCATCTCTACTCCGTAGGCTTCTTCGATGATACGATTGAGATCATCGTTAAGTGTGTGTATCATTGCAATGACGTACTCCTTCTCGTCTGGGTGAATATCTATAACAGCTGAGTCATGTACAGTATTGACTAGGCAAGACTGCAGAGGCTTCAACCTCTCATCAATCTCCATCAGTACAACTGGCACCACATCACCAGTAGCAAAGCCTTGCACTGGATAGTTCTTGATGTTGGTCATGTGGCTCACACTGCCGTTGTCTCTACGGTGACAGTCAGGGAATGCGTACTGTCTACCGCTTACGTTTGTAATCTTAAGAAGGTTAACTGCTTCCTTGGCTAACTTCTTGTGCCACTTAGCTACACCCTTGTACTTCTCTGTGAAGTGTTCATAATACGCTGCGACAGCTTTGGGTCTTCCGAAACCAGTTGCGCCAAAGAGGGGTGCGAAGGTGTGCTCCTTAGCTTCTTGGCGTGTCGTAGGTTGACCTGCATCAGTGATAACTTTCGCTGTGTAGCTGTGCACGTCGAACCCTGTTGCAATCTCTTCCATCGCAACCTCATCTTGTGCAAGGAATGCAGCCGTTCTAAATTCCAACTGTGCAAAGTCAGCCTCCATAATCTCACCACCATCAAAGCGGGATACAAATACTTTCTTGATAGGGAACGTGTTGCCTCGTGGCATGTTCTGCATGTTAGGGTTACGTCCACTGAAGCGGCCCGTAGCTGCAGTAGTCTGTGATAGATCTACATGTAGGAAACCGTCAGGCTTTGTGAACAAACTGATACCGCCAACAAAGTTATTCAAGTAGCTCTTGACTGCATTGAGCCTACGTAAATCTGTGAGGAACTCTTCTGCTTCAGTCATACCTTTAGATCTGGCTGTAGAGATTAACGTGTCCAAGCTAGACTTAGATGTAGAGAACCCTGAGTCACTCACCCACTCTTTGTTAGGAGGAAAGAACTTCAAGCCTGCTACTTGGTCTGTCTCTTTGAGCTGGTATCCACGTGCGTCACAGTCCTTACACTTGTTAGGTCTTGCATAACGTGTGCCATCCTTCTTGAGTTTGTACACCTTGCCCTCGCCATTACATGTAGGGCATGTGAATGCTTTAGTACGCATCACACGGGTAGTGTTAGCCTTTACAGTAGAACGATACTCGTCAGCTGTATCGACATACTCAAACAGTTCAGCCCACTCCTTCTTGTCGTTAGGCTTCATGCTGTAGATGACCTGAGACTTCTGCTCGGGTGAACCCATGTTGATAGGCGTGTCACCCATAAGCTCACGTACCTTCTTATCAATACGTGTCTCTAGCTGCACTCTCTCGTCCTCGAACTCTTTGCGTACCTCTTCGAGAGCGTCACGGTCTACCTTGAAGCCACGTTGGTACATCTTGCACAATGTCATACACACGTCCATGCTGATGTCACGTACACGTATCATTGACTGGCTCTCTGGCTGAGAGAAGTCTTGCTCCTGTGCTAGGAACAACTCACGTGTGACATGTAAGTCACCAGTAAGGTACTCTAGTAGTTCAGCTAGAGGTATCTCATCTGTGTTGTACCCTTTCTTGTAGTACTCCTTGAGCACATCTAGCTTACGTGATGGCAGCTGTCGTTCTTCTGCACAGTTAGCTAGGCTAGTGCTACGCTTAACGCCACGCAGTAGTATGTACTCACCGATCATCGTATCATATATCTTACCCTCGTAGCGAAAGCCTGATTCCCAGAGCCACGGCATATCGTGACGGGCATTGTGTAAGATCAACAAGGTTGTCTCGTCTAGCACAGCCTGCAGTACGAACGCAGCGCCACCTGTGGTGTCCTTCTTCTCTTGGTGGTCAAACGTAAGCAAGTGCATCTCATCAGGGTTGTCCACGTTAAGTGTACCTACCTGCACAAGATGGTTGCTTGGCTCCCAAGGGTCCATTATCTTCTTGCCCTCACGTATGAGGGAGTTGTTCTCTACGTCTAGTACTGTCCTCACTCGCTCCTCCTTTATGCGCTATACTGTGCAATGTCACCGTCAAGTTCACAAGTGATGCGTCCGTGCCATCCACCGTCGAGCTTGTTCTTAGCAATAGTTAAGTACCGTGTCAAGTCCTCCTCTGAGTCCATGCCCTCGACTTGTCTGTTCTTTGAGATCAGGATCATCAGGTCAGCCTCAGCAGCCTTGCCTGTCTTACTGCCCTCCATCATTGACATGTCAGGTTGTACGATACCCTCAGCTACAGCACTCAACTGTGACATCCAGATCACTGCACAATCATACAGCTTAGCGATGTTACGTGCATGGATAGCTGCATCCTTTAGGTACACGTCAGACTTATCACTGGTACGATCAGCAAACTTGTCACCCATGTCTAGTACAACTACATCAGGGCGATAGCTTTTGACTACAGCCTCAACCCAGTTCATGTCCTTGCCTGTGCTGTCTTTCATTTGTACGTTCTTCTTGACTTCGTTGTACCGCTTCAACGCTAGAGCTTTGTTCTCTACGATCTGCTTGATAGTCATACCTGATGAAGCCTGTACGTACCGTGCAGCTACACGTACCACTTTCTCTTCGTTAGTAAGTACAAGACACTTAGCTCCTTGATGTGCAAAGCCCCCAGGCGCAGCAATAAGAGAGGCGTGGAAGGTAGTCTTACCTGTGTTAGGACGTGCGCCTACCATCACCAAGTGACCACCACTGATACCCTCTACTCGTTCACGTAAGCTAGGGATGTTCATCTTCCACTGGCTCTCAATCTGGATACCCTCAAGCACAGTGTCTAGCTCAATGTCTTCGAACTTGATGTTGAGGTTAGGTGTAAAGTTATCCTTGTAATCTTCAAGCAAAGTACGCAGCGACTCCAAGTTATTCTCTTCGCCGTTCACATACTTGAACCCAAGGTTAGCTACCTTCTCACCTACATGCTGCTGAAATAGACGGGACATAACCTCAGTGGCTATCTCCTGGTGCATAGGCTGCTCACCGTCTATCTTCTTGAACAGTGCTTTGTAGGTATCCTTGTTAGCTGTAGTCATAGTACGGTTAGCTGTAAAGAACAGAGCCTCCAGTTCAGCAGGAGTGATTGACTTATCATACACCTCCATCGCCTGATCCAGTGACTGCTTGATCTTACGCATGTCCTTGGTGAACAACTCATCAGGACAACGTATGCCCTTGTGATTGTCGTAGAACTCTTTGTCTAATAGAGTGCGTAGTAACGCTGTCTCACTCATCATAATCTCCTCTTCTGCCTAGTACTAAGTCCTCAAACACTGTCACTAATGTGATCACAGGCCAAGTAAGGGCAAGCCATATGTGTGCGTTAGGTCTGTCAGGATCTGCCGCATCTGTAATATACAACAAAAGTATTGCACCCAAGAAGTACATAACTAGTGCACCATAAATAAAGTGCAAGTCTATCATCGTAAAGCCTTTCTAGTTATTAGCTGATACATTCCCTCGGTTTGTTGTAGGGATGTGATCATGTCTAATAGTTGTTGGTAAGATATAATTACTAACTGATGTTGGTCAAGCTCATTCTCAAACTGCCTTATGAAAACAGTACCGTCATCAGCTAGTATCATCTCAACATCTTCATACTTGTTAGCCTCGTCCATACTAGTAATGATACTAGCATCATGTTCAAACTCTACTGTATACATTATTCCTCCGCTACACAGAAGCCACAGAAGTCAGACTTAGATGGGCCACCACACGACACACACTTCTGCCACTCAGCCTCTAGTCCCTTACGTACTAGCATAATGAAGCCGTACTGAAACACCTCAGCAAACGTTTCATCTGACATATCCAGTTCTACTTTTGCGCTACCGTCTTCGTTCTCTATTATGTTAGTCACCTTTATATCACCCATTGCGTAGCTCCTTCCACGAATAAGGAAACATCGTCATCATCTGATTATCTATAAGCTCGGCTACCACACGTGTCTCTGCCTGTGTGTCAGGCTTACAACGTAGGTTACACATATCTACAAACGCATCCAGTGAACCAGACCAGTACCACTCAGTCATCATAGACTGTGGCAGTACCATACGTGCTTGCTCAGGACAAACCCCTTCATTGAGTAGTTGTTCGTATGCCATCAGTGATTTGTTGTTGAGGTAATCCACATTAAGATTACTCTTCACTGTACCTTCACTGCCTTGCTTCTTATCGGCACTACGTCCACGCCATTCATCAGCTACATAGAACTCAGGTTCTACATCCACGTAACGTCTACTGATTTCATTCCAACGTAGGAACTTATGCTTGACTAGCTGACGTGCCACAAAGACTGGAGCTTTAACATGGAAGCTAGCAAAGCAATGCCCGAATGGGCTAATGTGTTTGTGCTTGGCTAAATACTTGATGAGTTTAATATCACGCTGTGATAAAACCTTAGCCTCACCATTGTGTACACGAGGTAGCCAGTCTGATTTCTTACCAAAGCTAACACGGGCTGCGTTTACTACGGACAGGTCACTGCCCAGGTGGTCAATGTAAGTCACGTTAATCATTTTGTACCTCTAATAAAAGTCTGCTTTTTGTTTTGATAAAGTCTAGCGGTAATATTGTCATAAGATCGCCCCTATCTTTACGCCCATAAAGTTTAAAGGGTTCTTTACCATACTCATTCCTAGCTAATACACTCTTTAAATCATCAACTAAATCTTCTGGCTTTAGTAAATGATAACCTTCCGCAACTCTTACTGCAATTAATCTGTCAACCCCGTTAGGTACTCCCCACCCTAGAGTTGGGTTCCAATCTGGTGGCCTTTTAACTGTGCGAAGCTCCCACCATACGGTGTAATCTACAGGACCATACCTGTTGAGTCTTTTAGCTGCTTTAACATCTACCCTACCAAGCTCTTTGTCCAAAACATCCCAATGCTCATTAATGTCTTCAAGCTTTGTAGCTTTACGAATAAAATTACTACTACGAAGTTTTATAAACTCACTCTCAGATTGATTACCCTCATTGTAAGATTGACTCATTATACCATATCCTTAAGTCTCATTATATCACTGCTTACACCATACTTGATGTCGTCGTCAAGTAGTAATGCTCTTGTAGGTAGGCCAGTCCATAGCTCTACCTCTCGCTTATACTGCAAGGTCTTGTGTGTAGCATCCCTGTCTAACGCTATAACTACCTCACGAAACTCACCTAAATGTTTCATTACTGTAACATTAAGTGATGTACCTAGTATGGCAAACCCTACTGCGCTGGGTACAAAGTGTGACACTTTTATCGCACTGATCACATCCTCAACTACCACAGCTACATCTGCATCAGGGTTAACTTGCTTAGTAAAGAAATCAGCCTGACCTGAGTAGCGATACCATTTAGGTACAGCCCCATCCAAGGCACGGCCTACTGCATCAAGTAACCTACCGTTGTAGTAGATAGGGAACACAGCACGTCTGTCCTTCACGTCATACATCAAGCCCTCCTGCTGTAGGTCATACCTGTCGATGAACTTGTGTAACAAAACGTGATCAGACGTAGGCTGCACTACATATTCTGGATAAACTAAGGG